GACTGTTTACAAGCAACTTCGCGTCCCCGCGAGTTAATTTTTAAAAAGGAAGGAAACCATCAATGAGTAAGATTATTGTAGATCAGGTTCAAAAGAACGGCGGGGACGTACTGACTCTGCCATCCACCGATGCCACAGCTAACAATCAGGCGTTAGTAGGAAGCTCTTCGGGGGTGTTAAGTTTTTCCCCTATTTCCATGCCAACGGCTGACGGTGCGGCCAATAAGCCCGTCACGACTGACGGTAGCGGTCAGCTTCAGTTTGGCGCATTCCCTATCCCGGCATCGGCTGGATCCGCTAATCAGGTTCTTATGACGAATGGCACTTCTGCCGTTTGGGGCATCCCCGTATCTGGAATGCCCGTTGACACGAATAGCAACCATATCATTGGCTCCGTACACACTGAAAGTAATCGCGGCAACGCTTACAGCTCCGGTGCTTGGACTTCTAGCGGCCCAAATAGCACTTACTACATGACTAACGCCCTGAGCTCTAGTTATGTACAGCAAACCTGGAATATGTTTTTAGGTGACGGACAGCCTGCTGACGCTAACGGTTACATGTACACCAACAACAGTCACTCTAACGATGTCAGGCAGATGCAGTTTGCCAACAACGATCGATTAGGATTTCATGTGCAAGATCGATACCACCAACAAAATAACACCAGCTATTCTGGTGTAACTTTCAGAGTGATACCGATTCGCAATAGTAGCAGCGCGGATGTAACCGCTGTTTTTTACGCAAAAGGCTCATCTTACTCGGCCAGCAATTACTCTGGGACTTGCTTCGGCTATTACACCCCGACAAATAGCGCTGGCACAAACTATGCCAATGTCACTGGCGGGACGTGGACTCAGGTTGCCAACTACGACGGCAGTTCGAGTTCTTATGACTTTGGGAATCAAAACGTTCCTGTTCCTGCCGGCAAAACCGTTCTGGTTATGATTTGTAGCTCAACGCACTACCACACCTCCTACCAGTTCACTGACACTAATTATTTCTATTCGCTAGGCACGACATTTAGCAATGCGTCTATTCACTGCGATTTGAAGATGCTGAATGCACTTAGCTGCGCTCGGAACACAACCCACAACACAACTACTAGCTCGCCTCACAATGTCTACACCGCTTGTGCAGCACTTTTCGGAGATCAGTAAAAATGCCTTACGCTCAATTTGATGAAAATGGAAAATGCGTTGCTCAGCGGCTAAACGCAGAAGATGGTTTTGAAGCTCACTCTTTTGTAATGGGCTCAAGCATCAAGAAAGTCGATGGCGAGATAGTGCAGCTAACAGACGCCGAGCTTGCCGCCATAGATCTGGCTTTTCTTAACGTTGATGCCGCCAAACAAAATCGGTTTTCTCGCGATCGCCTTTTAGCTGACTCTGACTGGGTAGTAACGAAAGCGGCAGAGTCCGGAGAGGCTGTGTCCGCTGACTGGACTACCTACCGGCAGGCTCTTCGTGATCTTCCCGAAAATGATGCGTGGCCGTTACTTGAAGACTCGGATTGGCCTTTAACGCCCTAGTAAATTCGTGTTAGTAACTTTCACAATCAAGCCAGTAAGGAGCGCTCGATGGCTATAACGGGAATGACTGGCATGGGTGATACCCAGACAGAAATTGCTAAGATGTATCAGCAGTACTTGGGTAGACAGCCTGACCAGGGCGGACTGGATTACTACAGTGGGCTTGCGTCCTCTGGCGGCAGTATGGATGCGATAATCGAATCCATTTCAAACTCTCCAGAGGCGCAAAGATTCCGCGAGTCGTCCCAAGCTGCCGCGCGGACTGGCTTGCTTGCTGGTAGAAATATATCTAACCCAACAAACCCAGGTAACGCCGGCCCAGTCTTATCTAGCACCAGTATGGCTAACCCTAACTACGCTGCGGGGCAGCAGGGGGATACGGTTGGCGGGATCGGCAATACGACTGGCATGGGGCAGGACATCAACTGGAGCGCTCCAACCACAGAAACGCTTTCGGTGGGGCAGGTGTTTTCTACTCCGGCTGGGGATTACCAGGCTGTCGATAATGGCTTTGGTCAGATTGGGTTGGCTCCAATGGATGGAGCGGCTCAAGGGCCAAACGACATCATTTACAATATGGCCTATGGCAACAACCATTTTGGTGTTAATCCGAACACTGGAGAGGCTTGGTATCAAGAAGCGCAAGGCACCGTCCCCGACCTCTATGATACAAGCCCTGCTAGCGAGGCAGCGGTTTCTGCTCAGCCAGCGGCGGCTTCTGCTCAGCCAGCAACTGCTACATCAGTCCCCATTTCAGACTCGGCCAGCGTTTCTACTGCTGACGTTAATGCACTATACGAAACGCTGTTAGGTCGCCCCGGCCAAGATGTGTATTTGCAGGGCTGGGCTAACTCTGGGATGTCGATAGATCAGATAGCCACCGCCATTGCAAATTCGCCGGAAGGCGTGGCGTATTCGGAGGCCATATATAGCGGCCCAGACACTACTCCAGACACTACTCCAGACACTACTCCAGACACTACTCCGTCAAGCATGACTCTGGACGAGGCTACAAGTTACGTCACGAGTCTATATCAAGATATACTTGGGCGAGCGCCTAAACAGGCAGGACTCGACTATTGGGTCAATGACCTCATGTCAGGCGCAACGGCTGAAGGTGTCCGTGCCAACATATTTAACTCGCCAGAGTTTGGCGGCAGAGCAAGCAGCTTAGTCAGCGGTTATTTCACTACCCTGACGGGAGCAGCAGGAGATCCATCTCAAATTGCGAGTTACGTTGGCGAGGCTCAGTCTCAAGCCAAGTCGTTAAGCCAGATTGAACAAGAGATTTATGCCTCTGATGCGGCAAGGGCGTTTAGGGATTCACAAGCCGAAACCGGCACCACTCCTGCTCCTACTCCTACTCCAGCTCCCGGTGTTACTCCCACTGGCTCCCAGGCTACCGTTCAGTCTGCGATAAACAACACTGAAACGTATGACGCTACGCAAGCAGCGGCATCCGAAGATGCTGGTGCAGAAGACGCACAGGTAGCTGCAAGAACGGTTTCAACAGATGAGCTAGTAGAGAATAGAATCAATAACCTGCTGGATAGTAACAGCGCTTATATTCAGCGCGCCCGGACTTCTGGATTGCAGTTTGCAAATCAGAGGGGACTCTTAAACTCTTCTATAGCGGCTCAAGCTTCTGAAGAAGCGGCGATTGCTCGAGCGAGGGAGATTGCGTCTCAAGATGCAGCCACCTACGCGCAAGCGGCTTTGGCTAACCAGCAAGCGCAAAACACTGCCGGCCTACAAGACGCTCAGCTTGGCACTAACGTCAGCATGTTTAATGTTGGCGAGAATAATACTACCAACCGATTTAACGCTCAGTCTGTCAACGAGGCTGGTCAGTTTAATGCGGCGGCAGCTAATCAGGCGATTCAAAACTTCTTGCAGAGAGAGCAAATGAGATTGCTGCAGGACGATTCGCAGGCATTTACTGCCGAGCAGAATGAAGCTGATCGTGTATTGCGTGAGACCTTGCAAAATGCTCAGTTTGATTTTACAAGCTCTGAGAACGCGCTGGATCGTGGCTTGCAGTCTGCATTGCAAACAAACCAGTTTGCTTTCCAAGGTGGCCAAAATGCACTTGATAGAGCGCAACAGACGTTGCTTGCGGACAAAGAAATTTCGTTCCGCACATGGTCGCAAGTTAATGAGCTATCGTGGACGGCGACGCAGAATGAGTTGCAAAGAGAGTTTGATAAGTATCGCGTAGACGCGCAAACGTCGGCTACGGTCATGTATTCCACGATGGACAGCATTGCCCAGATATACGCAGACCCCAACCTAACCGGGGGGCAGAAGCAAAATGCTATTAACAATGTTATGGATTTGGCGATTTCGATGCCGGCGCTCCTGAATCAAATTAGTTCTGCTCAGAACGCTGACACTCAAAATACGTTGCCAGAAGGCGTTGATGCTACGGCTTACACCAATCCAGAGGCGCTGCTAGGTGACAATTTTGATGAAGAGGCAAATTATTGGATTGGGCCATACGGTAGCCAGTACGGCAGGTCACATCATCCGTCATGGATTATTCCGCCAGATGACTCAGCGGCACAGACACAAGGTATAGAGCTAATTACCAACTCAGAGACAGGCCAGATATTTATCGCGCCTTCTGGTGGCTATCGTCTGCGCGCGGCTGATGATGACTTTACCGATCCAGGCGGCGGTGATGGGAATACTGGCGTTGGCGGAAACTTTACTGGCGACCCATCTACCTTGCAAAATGCAAGCAGCTCATATCTTCCAAACCTGTATTTAGACCCTGCGACCGGAAAATATTATCGGTTAGTAGATGGCGAATATGTGCCTTTTTCGGATTACACGGAACAGCAAGGCTCTGGCGGAAGCGGTAGATAATCTGAGTGATTAGAAAAGCTACGCTGGCAGATGTGCCGGCGATTGTAGACATCGCAGTAGAGTCAGTTAATCAAAACCCACTTCCCGTTCGCATCTGCCGTGAGTCAATGGCTGACACAGCGCGGGAAGCTATTGCCGGCAATCAGCATTTTGTCTGGGTGTCAGAGATAGATGGTGAGGTAGTCGCCGCTGTAGGGGCGATGTCAGAGCGTTCTTTTTGGTACGAACGCCAGCAGTGTTCGATGATGCTTTATTTCACCAGAGTGCCGGGGGAGGGCGTCAAGCTCCTCCGTGAGTTTGGGCGCTGGGTAAAAGCCCGACCAGTTATAAAAGTTGCCGTAATCGAATTAGAACCTGATGCAGACCCAAGGTTGTTGAAACTGTTGGCGCGTGTTGGATTTTCCCGTTTATCAATTAATTGTACCTACGTTAGAGGTCAGACATGAGCAAAGTCGTTAAAAAGATCGGCAAGGCTATTGGCAAGGTTGTCAAAGGCGTTGTCAAAGGCGTCAAAAAGGTAGTCAAGAAGATAGCTAAGTCTAAATTTTTTAAGATCATTGCTACTGCTGCCTTAGTTTATTTTGGAGGTGCTGCCCTTATGGGCGGCTTCTCAACAATAGGGACAAGTGGCTCGTTCCTCCAGGGAATGAGTACTGGGCTATCTAACGCATGGGCTGGCGTGACTGGCGCTACTAGCTCGGCATTAGGTGGCAACTTCGCGCAGGCTGGTTCGCAGTTGGCGGCTGGCGCTAAAGGCGCAACATTAAATACCGTCACTGGTGTTACTACTAACGCTGCTGGGACTATCGCAGCTAAAACAGCAGCGGCTGGCACTACTAACGCCCAGGCTCTTGCTAACGCACAAAGCGCCCTTGCAAACACTGGATCATTAACGCCTTCTCAGCTTGCTGCGAATGCTGGCCAACAATCTATTCTTACTCAAACGCCGGGGCAGTTTGCACAAACCGCCTCACAAACCGCTGCACAAACCGCTGCGCAATCCAGCGCGCCGCTTACTGGCGCAGGAGCAACGGGTAACTATGTGACCGGCGCTGTAACACCGACTGCAGCCACTGCTGCCCCCCAAGGGGTTCCGCTTAATGTTTCGCAAACCCTGTCGCAGAACGCAGCCCAGGGAAGCGCTACCGGGTTGTTGCAGCAGGGAACGCAGCAGGCGGCTAAGACGGGCTTGTTCAGTAGTCAATATACGGCACCAGCTCTGGTTATGACCGGAGGCCAGATGCTTTCTGGTTACGCATCAGGCAAGGCTCAGGAGCAGGCAATGGAGCAGGCACGATTAGACGCCGAAGCGGCGGCATTGTCGTATGGGCAGAACGTAGGGCAATACATCGGAATGCCTGTTTATAACCCAGTTACGGGAAGGTTCGAGTATGGCAATGAAAATACGGGAGTAGCTTAGTCATGGCTGGTTTAATGCAGGGTGCCGCGCAGCCGGCCCAACAAAATACAGGCACTGCGGCACTTGATGACCCGGCGCTTGAGCAAGCCATCTCAAACATTGGTAAACGGCTTTACAACGAAGATTTGGCTCAGCAGATTGCTGACACCGTTGGCAAGTCAGAAACTAATGTGCCGCGCAATCTGGCAACCATTGCTTACAAGCTGGCGGAATCTAGTGATGCAGATACTGACAATGACATCAAAGAAGAAAACCTTTCTGTCCTGGGCATGATTGCGTTGAACGAGGTCTTTGAAATTGCTGAAGCGGCTGGAGTTAGCATTCAGGCATCTGATGTTTCTGTTGCATTTAAGCATATGGTCGTAATGTTCGCTGAAGATCAAGGGTTACCGGAAGATCAAGTGCAGGCGCTAGCTAACGCAATGTCAGAAGTTAATGATCGCGAGCTGGCAGATGCCGCAGAAACTGTTCCGGAATCAACATTTAACGATTTGCCCGACGAGGATGTTCCAGTCCCCGGAGAGCAGCAGGCTCCACAAGCCGCAATGGGAGTTTAGGTTATGGCTAGCTTGGGATTACTTGGAGCGCTTGGTGGCTTAGGTCAGGGTTTAAGCCAAACAGGCCAGATGATGTACAACGAGGCAACAGAAAAATCCAGAGAACAACGTCTGCAAGCCATCCGTGACAAAGACTATGCGCGAGCCAGAAAGGACGCCGTATCCGACATGGACAGGAAGTTTAAAGAAGGCAAAGACCTTATTGCCATTGAGCAAAATTTCAAAGACGATCAGCGGATAGGCTCTCAAGATTTTACAAGAGAAATGGCTGGTCTCAGCTTTAAGCAGAAAAAAGAATTTGAGCAATATGTTAGGGAAAACTTTGCGCAATCCAAATTCGGTCAGCAGTTTGAGGACTTGGAGAAAGCTCGCACAAAATTCGGTAAGGATTCTGAGCAATTCACGCGGATGAATGAGGCGCTTAAGGCACAGCTCCAGCAGGTTATTCCTACCAAAGACATTTTGGGGAACACCACATACGGCATTCTCACATACAACGCAGATGGCAGTGTTTCAGTTCAGCAAATAGATTTTGAGTCTCCTACTGGATTATCACCCGGCGTACGCAGCGGTGCAGGCGGTGCAGGCGGTGCAGGTGCGGGGGGCCGGACTCGGGGAGGCAATGACTTCAGCAGTATACCCGATGAAAAGTTCCGTCAAGACGTTGAGAGATTTAGGAACGCGCCACCCGGCCCAGACGGCAATTATTACATTGGCGGGCAAAAAATCCCCGAGACCCAATATAGCGAAATGCTAAAAGCATATGAGGAAGAGCTCAGAAAAAGAGAAGCCGCTGCCGGGCAAGCCAGATTTGTGCCGGGCAGGGGCCAATTTGGGCGCGCCTCTTAATTACTGACCGCCCGTTCTGGGCGCTTGCCAAAAATTTAATATTCTCGATTTCCTCTTCATTACAAGGCGAATGGATTTTTTATGTCTACAGAATATCAATTCTCCCCAGGTTTCTTAAGTCCGGCCCCAGATCCCTTCGAGGAATATCAGTTCTCGGACGGCTTCCTGTTTTCTCCTTATGAAGAGGAAGAAGAAGAGCGGAACTTCTTTATCAACGGGCTGGCTGGCGTCGGCGAGCGTAGCTCAGCATTGGTGTCTAACCTTGTTCAAGGTATCGGCACATTAGCTGAAGCTGGCGAAGATGCTCTTTACAACCTCACCGGGATAAACCCGTACATAAAGTTTGAGGATGGCGGGGTATCGTTTGATCTGTATGCTAAGCCAGCAGAAACCGCCGGGCTTTTAAACAACTTTGGTGAGAGCTTAGAGCTAGACCTTGGTTTCCAAGAACAGCGTAGATTTAATTGGCAAGATTACAAAGACGATCCACTCAATCCCGTAAAGCTAGCAGGATATATTTTTGAGTCTGGTGTCCATTCACTGCCAGACATGATCGCAGCTATAGCTGCATTTCCTGCTTATGCCTTATCCAGATCGCAAGAAATTGCCGAGCAAAGAGCGGAGAATAAAGGCCTGGATCAAGCGGGTTTTCAAGAGCTGGTAGCCGGCGCGTTCACAGCTTTGCCAGCGGCGGCACTTGAGCGAATCGGTGCCCAAGGAATACTGGCAACTGGCGGCAAAGGTTTTGCAAAGGGTATAGGTCTAGGTCTTAGCAAGGAAGCCGGAACTGAGTTTATCCAAGAGCAGATTGAATACGCCGGAGAAACGCTAGGCACCAATGTTCCGTGGGATTTCTACGAAAGTGTTGACAGGGGTTTTGCCGGAGCAGTGGCGGGCGGTGGCGTTGGCGCTGTTGGCGGTGGCATATCTGGCACCTTCGGAACCCAAGAATACGATCCATTTAGAGGGCTTAAGCCACAATCCATTCAAGATGATTTGCAAAGCCGCTTTGATCGTCTAAACCTTGCAATTGAGCAGGGGGAAGAGTCGCCCTATACAATAGGAATTCAAACAAAGCAGATTGAGGCGCTAGCCGATTTAGCCAGCAAGCGATTTCCAGACTTTAAATTTAACATCGCGGGTCTGGGCGATCCGCTCTCTACGGCTGCTAGGGCCGGTCAGGCAGAAGCTAGAGCGCAAGGTCAGGATAACTTAGGGCAAGCCGCTAATGCTGCTGCAAGGGTCGCTCAGGCCGCCTCACAGACCAGCACGATAGAAACCCCCAACTCACGCACTGTCATTGAGACAGACTCCCCTGACGCCGCTGACACACTTGAGCGTCAACTTCTCGAAACGGAAGCTCAAAGGCAGCAGCAACTTGCAGAAGCGGAGGCGCAAAGACGGCAGCAGCAAGCGGCTTTTGAGAGCCAAGCAGAGCCTACAGGCCCATCAAGGCGACCACTGGATGCAACTGACCCTAATGACGCATTGGTGCTTGCAGATCGTGCCGCTAGAGCCTTGCCATCAGGGGTTGAAACTGGCCCTACGCTGCCATCGGCTAATGCTGATTTTGTCATAAGCGGTACTGGTGACGCGGTAATAAAGGGCGACGCCGATCGCTTGTATGAAGAAAGCGTTAGAGAGCGAGCGCGACAGCTCCGTGCGGAAGCTCAGGCGCGAGTGCAAGAAGCCGTTGGCGATACTGAATCCGCGTTCCAAGATGATCTCAATGTTGTTGCGGAAGCAATCAGAGGCAACCGTGAGCAAGTTGAGGTTGCTAAAGCAGCCGGAAATGAAGCGGAGGCTGAGCTTCTTCGCCTTGACGGAGAGAAGCTTTTAGACGCTCAGCAACTTATTAGGCTTGCGGGATCCCAGCAGTCCAGCCCACGGCGGACACAGGGATATCTCCGAGAAGCCCGGCGTCTAATCCAGCAAGATGCAGCGGCATATCAAGCCTATGACTACCGCGCTCCGCTCGAGGGAGAGTTACTTCCCAGGCTAGACGAGCAATTGCTGTTAGAGCAAAACACCGCGCCAAGATTGCCCCCCGCCGATCCTGTTGCGGAAGAGCAGTTTATCCCGATATACGACCCCCTCCAGCCCAGCCGTCCCACTGTTGAAGCCCCGAGACCTAGCAGTAACTTTGTTGCGGATGCAGAGGGTAATGTAGGCAGAACAGATGCAGAGGTGGCGGTTGGCCGTCTTAACCCAGAGGCATTTGGGGAAGGCCCAGCGCTGCTTGAGCAAGATGTTGAGGATCGCCCCAGCACTCAGGTTCTCCGCAAAAAGAACGGCGACTCATATCCCACCCGGCAATCAGCTTCTGCTGCGCTGACTCGAGTTAAGCGTGAAAACCTAGATTACAACTGGAATGTGATAGAAGACGGTGCTGGCTTTGCACTGGAAGGCCGATTGCCAGAAGGCTTGCCCCCGCGAGAGGTTGATATTGAATCTGTGCGGGAAGTTATGCAGCCGGGGGCAGGCGGTATTGTCCAGACACGCGAAGAAGAGGCGCGCAGGGCAGAGCTTGAGGAAGAGGGGTATCAGCCGCGGGAGTTTGATGACCCGACCCCAATCCTCAGAACTGAGCAAGAGGAGGAGGCACTCAATCGAGATAACGTCACGCAGATAGGCGTTGATCCGACTTATCGCCCAAAAGGTGCGCCAAGGGAACTCGCGATTGTTGAATCAGAGATTGCTGAGCTAGACCGGCAAGAGCGAGTAATTAACCGAGGCACGACCAAGGGAGGCTACAACCTCGACACTGACATTTTCAGCGCCATCAGAATGATGGGCGGCATCAGCACTGCTGACGCGCGCAGTGAGGATTTCACTGTTATCGGCGACGGCACTCCCCGCGGCTTGTTTAGGTCATCGGGAAAGACTTTTGACGAATTGACAGAGTTGATGCAGGAAGCCGGGTATCTGCCGCGTAGCGGTGAGTCTTACGACGCCCAAGTGGGAGATGCCAACACCACTATCGAAATCATTCGAGATGCTATTTTTCAGTATCAAGAGAATAAAGATCTCACGTTCCTCGAGGCTGGTCAGCCGGGACAAAAGTCGCAAGACCGAGACGATTTGCGTAACAAGAGGGATGCGCTTTTATTGGAACTGCGATCTGCTCAAAGTTTTGATGACACCTCGCCATTCCCAGATATAAGCCCACCAGATACACAAACTGACATAGACACCGAGACGGAGCCACAAGGCTCCGTTTCTCGTTCTGGGGCTGTAGCATCTGCTGGCGGGGTTAGGTTTTCGCCTGACCAGTCTGCCGATGACGTGAAGCTTTCTCCTGTCGCCTCTGAAGACGGCAATAAACACGGAGTAAGCCGTGAATACATAGTCGGCTCTCGGGGCAAGGTGTCTGGCAAGCCTTCAATAACTAAGGCTATAAATACAAAGAATGGCGAAAAGGTTTTGTCTGGGCTAAGAAGTCTCGAGGAAAGGCATCCGGATCCTTTAGGGAGCAAGTCTAGCTGGCTTAAGTTTGAGAGAGATCTTCTAGGAGATAACGAAACTCCTGTAGCGCCTACCGGAATTATTAACCTCTACAACAATATGGATGCCTGGATAGAAAAGCATTCATCCTTAACCTCGGCTCAACTTGAGGCGGCAAGCGAGGGTTTTGAGCTCGTTGATGAGATGCGGGCGGCGTATGAAAGCGGAGATGCCACCACGGATACCACAGGCAAGCTTATGCTCTGGGGGATGCTTTCCAGAATGCTTTCAGCCCACCCTCACGAGTCTGCCT